TATATGAGATGAACGGACTAAATAAACGACAAAAAACATTCGCAGAAGCATATGCTATACCAGGAACAGAATGTTATGGAAACGCTACTAAATCGGCTATAAGAGCAGGATATAGCGAAAGGTCAGCATACAATACCGGTCAAAGAATGATGAAAAATGATGAAATACAAAGCTACATCAAGGGGGTAGAAGAGAAACTCTTTGATGAACAAATAATGAGTGGTAAAGAGGTTTTGTATCGTTTAACTAATACAGCAAGAGGTAATACGGTAGAAATAGAACCGGTAGTAACTAAAAAAGGCGATTATAAACTTAACCCTTCTACTGAAAAATACAATCTTGTATATGACGAAAGTGTTGAGTTAGTTAAAAAGCCACCTAAGATAAGTGATCAGAACAAAGCATTGGAATTATTAGGTAAATATTATGTGATGTGGACTGATAAGCAAGAAATCACTCAACGTAATATCGAAATCAACATAGGTGATTATGATGAGTAATTTAAAACTTAACTTTAAAGAACCTGCCAAAGTATTTAACAAAAATATATTCGAGATACTTACCAACTACGATAATTTCACTGAAGTACATTATGGTGGAGGTTCTAGTGGTAAGTCTCATGGCGTAATACAAAAGGTTGTGCTTAAAGCATTGATGAAGTGGCCTATACCTAGACGTATCTTGTGGCTTAGGAAAGTTCAGTCAACAATAAAAGATAGTTTATTTGAAGATGTCAAAGCATGCCTTATCAATTTCGGTATATGGGATTTATGCGAATGGAATAAGACAGATAACAAAGTGGTACTTCCTAATGGCGCAACATTCCTGTTCAAAGGATTAGACAATCCGGAAAAAATTAAGTCTATTAAAGGGATATCAGACATTGTTATGGAAGAGGCTTCTGAGTTCACACTAAATGATTACACACAATTAACATTACGTTTAAGGGAGAAAAAGCATATGAAAAAACAAATATTCTTGATGTTTAACCCGGTATCTAAATTGAACTGGGTTTATAAGTATTTCTTTGAACATGGAGAAGAAATGGAAAATGTCATGATAAGACAGTCAAGTTATAAAGATAACAAATTCTTAGATGACATAACTAGAAATAATTTAGAGATGTTAGCGAAACGTAATCCTGCGTATTATAAGATTTACGCTTTAGGTGAGTTTGCTACTTTAGATAAACTAGTGTTCCCTAAATATGAAAAGAGATTACTTAACAAACAAGAGTTAAGACAATTCCCCTCATATTTCGGTCTTGATTACGGGTACGTGAATGACCCGAGCGCATTTATACACTGTAAGATAGACGCTAAGAATAAGAAGTTGTACATTATTGAAGAATATGTCAAGACAGGTATGTTAAACGATGAGATAGCAGAAGTTATCAAACGTTTAGGATATTCCAAAGAAGAAATCTTTGCAGACAGCGCAGAACAAAAGAGTATTGCAGAAATGCGCAAACTGGGTATAGAACGTATTAAACCTGCACAAAAAGGTAAAGGTTCTATCATGCAGGGGCTACAATTTCTTATGCAATTCGATATAGTGATTGACGAGCGTTGTTTCAAAACTATTGAAGAGTTCGATAATTACACGTGGAAGAAAGATAAAAACACTGATGAATATATGAATGAACCAGTAGATACTTATAATCACTGCATCGATTCACTACGCTATAGTTGCTCTAAATTTTATAAACAGAAACCTAAAAAGAAAGCGCCACTTAAAAAATCTATAAACACCATTAAAGCTATGGGCTTATAAGGAGGTAACACATGGCACACGTTAACAACTTTGAAAGAGATCTTGAGCGTCGTCAAATGCGTGATGAGATATATAGACGTGACGCAGTTGAAACGTACAAATACGATGGCACAGTACAAGACTTGTTAGATAATCCTAACGATATCAGTGACTTCATTCGTCATCATTTAGAGGCGCAAGTTCCAAGACTACAAATGTTAGATGATTATTATCAAGGTTTAAACTTTAACATCATGCGTAACAAACGTCGGAGAGAAAAACACTTAGCAGATAATAGAGCGGCACACGATTTTGCTTCATATATCACTGACTTTATTAATGGCTATTGTTTTGGCCATGCAATACAAGTGCAATCAGATAAAGAGATGACACAAAGTAAATTAAATGAGTTACACAGTCTTAACGATGTAGATAGTCACAATCGCTCTTTAGGTTTAGACTTGTCTATCTTTGGTAGAGCGTATGAATACATTATACGTAACCAAGAAGATGAGGTTAGATTTTACAAATCAGATCCACGCAATACTTTCGTTATATATGACACAAGCGTAGAGAAGAATAGTTTGATGGCTATTAGATACTGGAAGGTAGCAACAGAAGATAGCGTAGAGTTAACGGAAGTTGAAAGCAACATTTACTACGTTGATGTTATTACAGATCAAGCAACATACTTCTATGAGGCAAACAGCGTAACTAACTTAGAATTGTCTGAACGAAAACCACCAGAGGCACATTCATTCGGTAAAGTTACTATTACAGAGTTCAGTAACAATGAAAAACGTAGAGGAGACTTTGAGAAGGTTATTCCCCTTATTGACTTATATGATGAGGCACAATCAGATACAGCTAACTATATGAGTGATTTAAACGATGCAATGTTGTTAATTAAAGGTAACGTTGATTTAAACGAAGAGGTAGCAACTTTACAAAAAGAAGCAAACGTATTCCATTTAGCACCTCCTGAATATGCAACAGTGGACGACAAAGTCACTGAAGGTAATGTAGACGCTCAATATATCTATAAGCAGTATGATGTGAGTGGCGTTGAAGCATACAAGACACGAATTGCTAAAGACATTCACACGCTTACTAACACACCAGACATGACTGATGAAAACTTTGGAGGCCAACAATCTGGAGAAGCCATGAAATATAAGCTATTTGGTTTAGAACAACGTACAGCAATCAAAGAAGGATTGTTCCGAAAAGGATTAGTTAGACGTTACAAGTTAGTCGGAGAAATTATGGGTGTGAATAGAGAAATAGACAAAGACAATCTCAAAGATTTAGTATTTACGTTCACTCGAAACTTACCTAAGTCAATTACAGAAGAAATGCAAATGTACATGAGTGCTGGTGGAGAAATTAGCCAACAAACACTGATGTCTCTTGTATCTTTCATAGACAATCCTCAAGATGAAGTCAAACGTATCCAATCAGAGGAAGAAGAAAAAGTAAAACGTTCTGATGATTTAATGTATAAGAACGTACAAAATGAGGAAAATAACATAGAACAATCGACTTCAAACATTGAGGAGTGATGATCTATGACTTATTGGGATAAAAGAGCTCAAGAGATTATTAAAGATGAAACAATGAGTGATAAAGAAATGTCACAAGAGATTGAACGCATTGTTAACAACATGATTGACGATATAGAGAATGAGATATCTAAATTCTATGCAAGATACGCAGATAGTGAAGGTATCTCAATGGTAGAAGCTAAAAAGAAAGTAGATAACTTCGATGTACAAGCCTTTGCAAATAAAGCTAGACAATATGTTCAAGATAAAGACTTTAGCGATAGAGCAAACAGAGAACTTAAACAATACAACACAGCGATGTATGTGAATAGAGAGAAGTTACTTAAAGCACAGTTAGGGCTCATTGTAACGTACTCATACGCTCGTATAGAGCAATCTATTTATAATTACATGGAATCGTCCTATTATCGCTCTCTTGAGCAACAAGCAGGTATTTTAGGCGAAACAATACATGTATCACTCAACGATGTAAAAACGATAGTTACTGCTCCATTTCAAAACTCTAACTGGTCACGTCGTTTATGGCGTGATATGAAAGTAGTTAGACACCATGTTGAGAAAGCGACAAGTCAAGTATTACTTAGAGGTCGCCATCCTTACGAATTCGTAAAAGAATTTAGAAAAGAAACTGGCAATAGTACGTATGAGATAAGACGTTTACTCATAACAGAAACTGCTAGAGTGCAAACGTTAGCTGCAAAGCGTCATATGTTAGAACAACATGGACCTGACGCAGAATATGAATATCACGCTAAGATTGATGGTAAGACAACAAAGACGTGCAGAGGATTAAACAAAAAAGTTTTCAAAGTTAAAGATATGCAACCTGGTGTAAACGCTCCGCCTATGCATCCTTTTTGTCGGAGTTCTGTCGCGCCACACATCAATCCTGATTGGCGTGATAAGTTCTTTGAAGAGCGCGAAGGAAGATATTTCGGAGGCGTTGTTAAGTGATTAAATAACTGAAAGGGAGGTGTTGTAATTGGCAGAAACAAACGATGTAACAAATACGCCGCCAGTTACCAACGAAGGTACTGCAGAAGAAATTGTAGATAATTCCATAGGCGACTATGAAGATGCTGATTGGGAAGAAGAAGAAGTCATCGATACAGACTTTAGCGATGAAGAAGATTCAGAATATGAAGATGACTTTATGGATCCAGACGACGAAGAATTTGAAGAAGAGAATTGGGAAGAAGATTACGATTTTTCAGATGACTTTGATCAAGAAGATTTAGATTTCTTAGAGGGACTTGGTGGTCCTGGAGATGAAATAGAAGAAGAGTACGAAGAGGATTACGAAACAGAAGAAGGTCTTTATGATGTAACTGAACTTGATGGTGACACAATCGATGAGTATGACAAGTACGATGAAAGTTACTTGCAAGATAGATTAGATGATGTGTATGACGAATACAATCAGATATTTAATAAAGAGCCTTCTGACATCATTAAAGATAGTATGACAACACAAGAAAAAATAGACAAAATTGTTGATGCAATTCAAGAGGGTGGTAGTGGTGTATAACGAACGTATTGCTGCAGCTCTTGAAGGCATTCACAAAGAACTCAAGCGTCTGAATGACACAAACCCTAGTAACCGAGCACAAGTGAAGCAGAAAGAACCTGAGAAGAAAGAGTTTAAACCTAAAAATTTCATCTGAGGTGGTACTTATGTCAAAACGTGAAGCAGTTGGTCCTGGCGTTACCGCGCCAATATCTCGTCAGTAGGATACGTTAACCTACTCGACCTCAGTAAGTCGTTAAACTGCTCAATATTAAAAAATACTGAGCGGGCTTAAATCAAATGCGAATATCAAATATATCTAGCACACTAATTGGGCTTAATTGACTAATTGGGGTGCTATTTTTATGCGATTAAACATTGAATTTAAGACTGAACGGGAGGATAAACAAATGGAATTAGTAGACAAAATGAAATTAAACTTACAATTCTTTGCTGAAGATAACGGAGATGAAACTGGAGAAAGTAAAGAAAATACGCCAGAAAACAATGACGATCAAAAGCAAGAAACGTATACAAGAAGTGAAGTAGATTCTCAAATCAGTAAAGCTGTTGATTCTGCTTTATCAAAACGCGAACGTAAGCACCAGCAAGAATTAGAACAAGCTCGTGAAGAAGCTAAAAAAGAGGCTGAAAGCTACGCTAAGTTAACTGAAAAAGAGAAGAAAGACAAAGAATTTGAGAAACGCGAACAAGCCTTAGCAGAAAAGGAAAAGGAATTCAGATTACGTGAACTCAAAGCTGATGTGGAGAATGACCTTAAAGACAAAGGTTTACCTACTTCATTTGCAGAGTCACTAATCCATTTGGAAGATAACGAACAAATCAATGAAGTTGTCAACGCGATTAAGGAAGATTTCGACAGAGCAGTTCAAGAACAAGTAAAAGAAGCTACTCGTCAATCAACGCCGTCTGGACAACAAAGTGATGTATCTAGTAACAAAAAGACAAGCGATAGTTTTGCAGAAATAGCAAGACAAAATAGAATAATTCAATAAAATGGAGGCATTATAAATGGCAAACGTAAAACCACAAACATTCAATCCTGATAATGTAATGATGCATGAGCACAAAGAAGGGGAATTGTTAAACGATTTCAACGAGCCTATTCTTTTAGACGTATTACAAAACTCTAAAATCATGCAATTAGGTCAATACCAAGATATGGGAGGAAAGTCAGAGAAAAAGTTCACTTACTGGGCAGATAAACCAGGCGCTTACTGGGTAGGAGAAGGTCAAAAAATTCAAACTTCTAAACCTAGCTTACTTGAGGCGTCTATGCGTTCTCATAAATTAGGTGTTATCATCGTTGCTTCTCGTGAATACTTAAACTACACTTACTCTCGTTTCTTCGAAGCAATGAAACCTCAAATTGCTGAACAGTTCTATAAAAAGTTTGACGAAGCAGGTTTATTAAATGTAGATAACCCATTCAAACAATCAGTAGAACAATCAGCTACTGCAGCTAACAATGTAGTAAAAGGTGATATCACTTTAAAAAATATCTTTGCTTTAGAGGACACTTTATTAGAAGATGATGTTGAAGCTAACGCTTTCTTATCTAAAACACAAAATCGCACTGCATTACGTGGAGTTCGTGATGAAGATACTAAAGAAAGCTATTATGACCGTGCTAACAACACACTAGACGGACTTCCAGTTGTTGACCTTAAATCAGACCAATTTAAAAAAGGTGACTTATACGCTGGAGACTTCAACAAAGTGTTTTATGGCATTCCTTACAACATGTCTTACAAAATTTCTGAAGATGGTCAATTATCAACTGTACAAAATGCTGACGGTTCACCAGTAAACTTATTCGAACAAGAATTAATCGCTTTACGTGTAACTATGGATGTTGCATTCCATATTGCAGATGACAAAGCATTCGCTAAATTAACAGCTGGTACTGCTTCAACTGGTGGAAATACTGAAACCGTATAAATAATCTAGGAGGTCTTACAATGACTTATTCTTACAAAGTCGTTCGAACGTTCATAGATAAAGAAAGCGGAAAAGTATATAAAGCAGGAGATGAATTCCCTACTGATATTACTAATGAACGTATCGAACAATTATTCCATAAACAAAACGTATATAACGAGCAATATATCGCTTTAGATGTAGATTCTAAAGCAACTAAAGCAGAATTGTTAGAAGTAGCTGAAAAACATAGTGTAGACGTATCTAAAGACGATACAAAAGCGGTAATTATAAAAACGTTGGAGGGATAACATGGCTACATTAGAAAATGTA